CCCAATTATCAGGAGACAGGTTTCCTTGGTGAGGTTACCTTAGGTTACCTCAGGTTACCTGTCCCTCATTGAAGTGGTGTAGCATAACGAACTACACTATGGGGTCCACAATGTCGGCATCATGCCGATCCCGCTTTATCGCGGGTATCTGTGGTAGCTCACCACTTAAATATTGAGCGGCGGGACAGGGGCTTAGCTAAACGGCCCGCCAGTTAAATCAACCACAACAGTGGCTGAGCCTTTGGGCTTTGCTGAAAACCGAACAGGGTCTCCAGCTGGTTATGAGTGTGCGCCGAGGGGCTTTCTCCCCCGTGCGCAGATGATTCCCCTAAGATTTATGGGCACACATGATTGCGGTTCAGACCACCACGCCTAGTGTTGGTGGTCTGCTGATATGGAGTGGGAACGTTAGGAGCGCAGCTAGGGGAAGACCCTGCGCCCATGCAAATACCAGCCAAAAGTCGTCTTTTCACCCACACAGGGCTGGCAGCGCGGCTGCCTAGAGGCTGCTCGGCCTGACGAAAACTGGAGTTGGCGGCTGCTGCCATGAGTGAGCCTAAAACATGATAGACACAACCAATGACTAAAACCGCAAAAACAAAAGCTCTTCGTGTGGCAGCTGGAGCAGTTGCGGAACAAGTCGGCGGAAGCGCTTTGATGAGCTGGGCAGGCCATCTTAGCGGGGTGTCCACATTATGGGAGTTGGCCAAGGCAGCGACAGGAGTAGTCGAGACAACTGCTAAGGCAAACCCCGACTTCATCATGGCACGCATGAATGGGCCAATGATGTTAAGTCTTTTCGGGTGGTTCCCGAGTTTGAAATCAGCCATTGCTCAGGTATGCCCTGAGTTAAAGCCAACGATGTATTGGTCCTCCTGGGTTTGGGAGGTTTGCCGCCAAATTTGGGCGGCCATATACAAACCCGTTCTCTGTGTTGTCGCAGCCGCCCTACTAGGTGTTGCTGTCAAGGCGGCAACTATGAGCCTCAAGCGCTGGATGACAGCTGCTCAGAAGGCCTCGGAGACTGAGCTGAATGAAGCTCGCGCCGCCGCAAAGGTAGCTACCGATAAGGCCGCTGCTGATGAGCTGACAGCCGCACACATGGCAGAAGTCGCTCGCGTAGAGGAGCGCAATGCCATTGTGTCGATTGAGTTCGACCTTGAGCATATTTTACCTGCAGCTATGCAGATGGTGGAGGCTCCAGTTGGGCCCAACTTCAATTTTCCGGCTGTACCAGCCGTTGCAGTTGTTGTTGATGGTGCCGCTGAGACACCCGCAATTCCGCACCAAATTGCCGGAGATAACATGCACCCCTTCGTTGCATTCCTCGCCAACCATATTGCCGTGAGGTTTTGCATGAAGACGCGCAATCCGAGCTCACCCGAGGCAGAGGCAAACAAGCAAGTTATGCGTGCATGGGGCGTGCGAAAGCTCAAGGAGCTAATTGAGAGCGGCGCTCTCGCGAAGGATATTCGTGAAACGGACCAACGATACGCGCTGGAGGCAGCTGTTGCCCTGGCGTGCGTGCCAACCCGTGGTGAGATTATCTCCCAGTATGTTTTGCACGCCCCGTTTGTGAGGGACCGCGTGGCAGCCATGCCACACGTGGTGCCCCGCATCGGAGGTGCCCAATAGGGCTGCCTCGTTTGCAGCAGTGGGTCCTCAACGGTGACGAAAGTTGCTGTTGGGAACCGAATGGTCACTGCGAGAGCAAATGGGGAGGCCGGCAAAGTGCGGCGTGTGTTTAGGGAGATGTCTTTGAGTCCTCCCATATCATACAGCTGCCATAATAATGACTTGACAACATTAACACATGCAATCGAGGAACGGGTTTTCAAAGTGAAAGACGCTCACGGAAACTTCGTTGATTGCCCTCTCCCAGAGACACCAGACAGTGTGTCCCGCGCCTTGAGCACATTCAAGGAGCGGCTTCTAAAGTTAGGTAGTAGTACCCCCAACCAAATGCAGTACACGCAGGAGCAATTCTGCGAGTGCTACACCGGGCGGAAACGAACGATTTACGAAGCCGCCGCCGCTGCAGTTACAGCGACCGGAGTTGAACGACAACATAGCTTCATTAAGCCTTTCGTCAAGGCTGAGAAGTTCACCAAGGATGGTGCAGTACCCCGCGTGATTCAAACGCGTGACCCTAAGTACCACATCTCCGTTGGCGTGTACCTTAAACCAATGGAACATCATATGTTCTCCTTCATAGACTCGATCTTCGAGAGCAAAACCGTCATGAAGGGCCTTAATGCCGATAAGCCTGGGGCTGAGATTGCCAGGAAATGGCATCGTTTCAGCTCACCTGTCGCACTGGCTCTTGACGTGTCTCGATTTGACCAGCATGTCTCTGCCCAAGCTTTGCGCTGGGAGCATTCAATTTACTTGGCATTCACCACACCAGATGAACGCAGGTTTTTGAGCAAGCTCCTGAATTGGCAGATTGACAATAAAGGATATGGG